ATAGAAAGGAAATTGGTGTCCACAACCCCCCACTCCTAAGAGATTTGGTTGCGATCTTCCTCACCGGATGCCGGTGTGCTGACGCTGACAGGTTAACGAATCTTCGGATAGATCCGGCCGCGAGCGCTTGGTGTGTTCAACCCCCACTGTTCACAACATGTGGTAGAGTCGCCCAACAGCGGTGAACAATCCGCTGTTGGCATTTATCCACAATCCCGAAGGCATCGAATGGCTGTTGAAACACACTAGCTTAAGGCTGGGCAGCACCCCACTTTCTTCAGGATGCACGGGGAATTTTATGCATTTGTTGTCCTGTCCGAGCTTTCTAGACGGCGATGCACGTGTTGCATTACTTTTCGCGCCGCCTCTGATGCTTGCTGGATACACTGAGTGTTTAGTGTATTCGATCATCCAGTTTCTCCCTATTTATAAAGCGGTGGCAGAGACCGCTGCTCACAACTAAGCATATGAGTCGTAGTCGATGGACGCGACCCAGAACTTCACACTAGAAATCGAAGTTGCACTGATTGGTGGGAACTGAAACTCGTCCCCGGTCTCGACGCGTATGCGGCAAATACACAAGAATGTACTGGCACTAGACACGCCGGCGACCACACTACTGACAGACGTTGAACCGCCTGATATAATGTTGGGTGTGTAAACGGATGAGGTAATGCCTGACCCACTTCCGCGATACACGATCGAGTATTCTCCTCCTGAGACCACGCCAAAGGTGTTGGTGTTTAATTTTCTAAAGGGGAAAGCAGAGCCTGAAATAGCAGGTTCGTTAACCCCCAGCGGCGTAGTGGTACTCGGGGATGCAGAAGTATACGTGCCGCACACTTCAGGTCCGTCCGTTGGGCGGCGAAACTCTACACTGTACTCAACATACAGCTCACCTCCTGTGACATTATTGCCGTAGGATGTGGACAGCCATAGGTTGCCCATGTCGTACGTTTTGATGTCCAGGTTCGCACCAAGTGTGCCAGCTCGGACGTACTTCCACTCCGAGTCCATGGGAATGGACAAATCATTGTTCATCCACACATTGGTCTCAGTGTTGGGTACCGTCTGGGCTTGCTCGGACTTGGTGGCGGGTGCCGCATCCGCAGGGTCGTAGTCGAAGCTCATCATCACCACACCAGAAGTGGATGATGCGGCAACGCTGCGAAATTCGTACTTGAGGCGTTTAAATCTATACTGCTCGTAACGTCTTGCAAGCTTGGCTAACCAGGGAAAAGACCCGGCTAAGCCAGGGTTGCAGGGGATCGCCCTCACCTCGTAATTTAAGGAGTTGTTAACGGGTAGTAAGAAAGAGCGGTGTGACACAGTGACGCCAGTAGAGGTGGTCCGAACGGCAGGAGCGGCTCCGGTCCGCCTGGTAGCGATTGCCACCGGGGCAGCCCGGACTGCATCGTTCCTGCGCATTGGTGCACCAGTGTTGGCAGCACTTTGCGTGCCACGCGCCCCACGCAGTGACTTCGTTGCTCTAGGTTTGTTCGTCATGATAGGATTTATGTATTTTACCAGGTATGCTGCTGTTGATCGCACTGCTCCACGTCCGATGTTGGCGTTGAAGAATGCGCTGTCTGCTGCACGTAGTTGCTTGTTGGTACTGGACTTAGCGATTGCTATGTCGTGTACTCTACACGTTTCGTCAAATTCACTGACTGAAGGAAGACTCGGGTTTGATACTGACTGCTGGAACTTGCCGTCAGACCAGTATGGACCACAGAAATTGTTGCGAAAAATTTTGATTGACTACACAAAATGTTTCAAGGCCGGCACCTAAAACATGTGTTGTACGACAGACGGCGGACAGTTGTCGTACTTGTCAAGCGACAGTTCTTCGTGCAGCAAATCTTCGATGTCCTCTTCGAGTGTGGTATTAGCGTATGCGCTCTCGATTGACATTTGCAACTCTGGTAAAATTCCGAACGCGAAGTAAAAGCTACACCGTGTGGCCGCTGATATCGCGTTGGTTTTGGGCACCCCCATTCCGCGCATTCTCTCCATATGGGAAGAGTTCTTGTTGACATGCTTCAAGAACCCTTCGGAGTACGCTTTGCCAGCACGCCTGAACATCTTGTAATATTCCTGGAGTATGGGCACTCCTGACGTGATGGACAATCCACAATCGCCGACAGCCCCGTACCACATGCGCAACACCTTAGGTGTTTGCACTGGCACGAGACATAGCGGGTCTTTGGTGATTGAGTTAGTTAGGTTACGCACCATGCGGTATGTTCCGTCGACGCACACAGGGCGCGACTGACAGAACTCTATCTGTTCTAACTCATACACAGGGTCTTCAACGGTCATGCGATACCCATGTCGCACGAACCATTTGGGTAGGTTTAGCATGAAAGCATTGAGTTGGATTTGTTCTAGAATGACGACGCAGTCGTCACCGTTGTTACAAAGCTCGACATCCAACCCACGTTCCCTGGTGAAGGCAAAGATGAGCCCGCACATGATGATACAGTTACCCAGAGATGTGTTAAGATCCCCGGATGAACGTGTGCCATGCATTTTGAACTTTACCATGCCGTCATCACAGAACGCTCTCCCGCCATTGACCTCCTGCCACCGCAGCAACTCCTTGAGCTCACTCGACTGCGGGAAGATTGATGTGTAAACCGAATGTTCGTACCTTAGTGCGGGAACAGATGTGTGCATGTCAAACTTGGACGCATCTAATCCCACAGCTACTGGGTTGAGAAACCGTGACCACTTCTCCTTGATCACACCTGCGGCTTCTACGACATTCAGCCCCTTAATCACTGTATGCGGAGTGTGTGCACCGAACGCTACATTAATCCCTTTGTATACACGCTTCTCTAAAAATTTCAAATATTTGCCAAGGGTTAAATTGTAGCGCGCGTCGCGCGGATTGATGACTCGGGGGACCTTGCCCAAGTCGATCTTTTCGTACTTGGCAAACGAGTGCAAGATGGAATCATTCTTGCATATCGGTGTGATCATCAATGACTCATAAGCTCGCTGGTAGATGCGACGCTTTGCGCCTGTGTACGCTTCAACGACACGTTGAAGGGAAACAACAGGGGCATCGCCGCAAATGCGAACCACGATGTCCTTGAACGATACTAACCAAATATTACGTTTGTAAGTACGCGGTCTCACGTGAAGTGCTGGCTCAAATCCATCCTTTGTTTTACATAGGAAGTATCTCTCTTCGAAAGCTCGCCCAATCACGTCGATTGTGTTGTTGTACACACCGAGAGTGTGTGTTGGTCCCAAGTCGCGTATAACAACGAAACTACGCTTCTTGGCTGCCTGCCCATTCGGTATTAGCTCGAGCACCCCACGACACCTTGAAAGGTCATGACCGACCATCTCAGTATCGTGTCCAGCTAACCGAACAGGGCGCCCCTAAGTTAGAGGCGTAAACATTGGCTGTGGGTCATTGAGATCCAGCAGCCAACGCTGAAACCTACTCATCCGTCTATGCGACGTCTCTACACGGTAGTGGACGTCCTCGTTAAAGTAACAGCTTATTATGGATGGTAGGTGTGCCACGGCATCGACTTCGCGCACCGAATATTTCCTCATGAGACGCAGCGCTTCGCGTTCCACGATTAGTTGGTTGCCTGAGATGCTACTGGGCAGCTGTCCTAACCGTGAGCGAAGCTCAATGACGACGGACGCAGCAAACCGCGGCACGAACTGTAAAGGTCGCAAGCCGCGTCTGCTACTCCGTTGACGGGTTGGTAATGGTGGTTGTCTCCATGGGAAATGAGTCGTGGGATCATACACTGTCAGGACAGTGGATGTTGGCCCCAAATTGGCGATTGGTGGTGTAGGGACGGTCGGTTCGACCTCGTCCTGCAACATGTTGTGGCCTCCCTCCTTCAAATCCGCCACAGTGGCGGCTATGATGGATTCGGATCCATGATAGTCGAGTGAATACATCATGGACCGCCTCACGGCTGAGTGTTGCTCCCTACGCAGTTGCATGTCCAGGTGGACTCCCGGATCCACACAACATAGGACGCGTGTTATTGCACTGGTTGCCCAGAAATTTGCGACGTTCTCCTTCCAACGGCCCCAGAACGTCCAATAGGGTTCAGTATGCGGGTGACTAATCCGCACAGCTGGTAAAAACTCGTTATCTCTTATCGTTGTGGCCATCGTTAAAATTTATTAAGTTTTCCGTTTCGTAGTGGAAGGGAACACCTGGAGAATGACCAGCCATCCTGGGGTAACCCCAGGGTGCATTGTGCCCCTCCAACGACCAGTTCGTGACTCTGGCTCTACGCACAA